TTGGGTACCATCACGAAACGCAAGCGCGCAGACGGAAGCGTAGCGCACATGGCCCGCATCCGAATCAAGGAAGGCAGCCTGGTCGTCCATAGCGAAACGGAGACGTTTGATCGCGAGGCCGCGGCCAAGCTCTGGATGAGGACCCGCGAGGCCGAACTGGGCAAGCCCGGCGCGCTCGAAAAGCTCCGAGCGCCGGACCCAACCTTTGCGGAGACCATTCAGAAGTACATCGACGAGTCACGCAGGGAACTCGGAACGACCAAGGCGCAGGTGCTCAAGAAGGTGGCGGCAAGCAGCTTGGCCAAACGGCGCGGATCGACCATCACCAGCGCCGACTGGGTGCAGTTCGGCAAGGACCTGGGCGTGCAGCCTCAGACGGTAGGCAACTACTTCTCTCACATCTCCTCGATCTATAGCCTGGCCCGACCTGCTTGGAACTACCAGCTAGACCCTCAGGTTATTGCCGATGCACGCAAGGTCAGCAAATCTCTTGGCCTCACGTCGAGGTCTAGAAGCCGCGACAGGCGTCCGACCCTGGAGGAACTCGACAAGCTGATGGCCCACTTCGGTCGCGTCAAGCGCAAACACACCACACCGATGCAGGAGATCATCTGCTACGCGATCTTCAGCACGCGCCGGCAAGAAGAGATCACTAGACAGACCTTCGAGGATCTGGACGAAGCGCAACCTGACCTATGGGTTCGAGACATGAAACATCCGGGCGAGAAGGATGGGAACGACGTCCGCTGCACCCTCACGCCCGAGGCACTGGCCATCGTCTTAAATCGACGCAAGTCACCCGAGCAAACAGGCCGAATCTTCCCCTACAACAGCAACACGATCAGCCGGCTTTTCTCAGATGCATGCACGCTTTTAGGCATTGAGGATCTGCACTTCCATGACCTGAGGCATGACGGCATCAGCCGGCTGTTTGAGCTGGGCTGGAATATTCCCCATGTAGCGGGCGTCTCCGGCCATCGGACTTGGAGTTCGCTTCGCCGCTACACGCACATCCGCCAAAGGGGGGATAAATACTCGGAATGGCAATGGCTGAGGCGCACTCAAAAAAGCACGCCAACTGTTGTTTAAGTAGTTGCAGACGCTGTTCGTATCTGTCAACAGTAGAGTCGAGTGCTGGGTGAGCAGTCAGGTCGGCACTGTCTTAAGACATTGGAAGTCTGTACGCGCGTGAAGGAAAATGCGCACAGATGACCGAAATACGTCTGCAGTGGAGCCCAGAAATCCTCCACGTCCGAGCAGAGATTCTGGTCTTGCGCGATTGGTGCGTGAGGACGGACGCCTGCGCACTAAACCTTGAGTTGATGGTCAGGGCGGGAGACGTCGTCTACGGGCCTCGCACTCACTGGGTCGAAACTCGGGAAACAGGTGGAACCTCAGCAGATTGAGGTCTTTCCCCTACGCTAGCGCGTGTCTTCGTGCAACACACTGCGCAGATGTCACGTCGCCTCGAGGCTATCGCTCGCATCCAAGCCCTTTCGGCAGAGGAGGGTAGACGACAGCCTTCTGCTGCCGATTGGCTGAAGGCGCTGGATAGTCATCGGCGAATGTTGGCTCGTCCCGCGTTGGAGGGCTTGATGCGCCTGTCCGTGCTTCTTCGACGTTTCCCCATGGCAGCGTACTGACGCAGTAGCCGTTTCCGCCGCTTCCCAAGATAGGAGGATTCGAATGACGGTTCCGATCGAAAGTCTAAGTTCGGCATGCGCTCGTTGGCACTTCGCTTCAGATGCATATGCTCTTCAGCTAACTGAGCTGGAGCGGGAGCGCCCGGCGCACTCACCGAACTGATGCTGCTGCAGAAGCGCCTTGATGAATGCCGAAGAGCGGTCGACGCGTTGACGGTTGCCTAGGTATCAGGCTCAGACACAAACCGGAGTCCACGCGCTTCGGCGCTAGGCCGACTCGGTGACCGGCCCGGCGTCGAATACGTCGATCAGCGCCCTCGCCTGCTCGACTGTCCCCTCGAGCCACTGGTCGAAGTCGCTGGCGTCAAGCGGGATGACGCTGCGCTTGTCCTGCTTGTCGAGCGGCAGCGGCACTTTGGTGACAGGGTCAACCACTGGCAGGTGCATGCGGCTCATCAACGGATGGGCATTCGCATTGAGCGTGAGCATCGTGTAGCTCTCGTGCAGTTCGCCCGTGGCTTTGTCAGTCCAAGTGTTCCACAGGCCGGCCAGCCCCCATGGCGCGCCATCCGCGCGGCGGAAGCGCCACCACACGTTCTTGCCCGTCTCCCAGTTCGGCTCGTCGAAGGTGGCCGCCGGGATGATGCAGCGCTGTCCAAGGCCCCAGGGGCCCTTGTAGCTGTCCTTCCAGTGGACCTCTTCCCCGCGCGAATTTTCAGTACTCAAGAGCTTGCCGTCCTTTTTGCGCGGCGTGGATGTCTCCGAGCGCTCAGGGATCAGGCCCCACCGCCCAACGACCAGCTCACGCTCGTAGAAAGTGGCGTCGCGCCGGCGGCGGATGAACGGGCCCGGCGACCGCGGAAACATCTCGCGCGGCCACAGGTCCGGCTGGTGCCCCCGAGGCAGGCTCCAGAAGCGTTCGATCTCAGCAACCTCCGGCGGGATGTAGCGAGTGCACATGGGCGGACTCTACTGGCTTCAGCCACTCCGTGGCAGCCTCGGACGGACGCATCGCGCGCAGGCGCTGGTCGCGCGAGATATCGGTGGCCACGGCCTCCAGCTCGAGCGGGTCGACGGTGCGCCAGTGGCGGTGCAGCCGGTGGGCGCAGGCGGCTATCCATTCGGTGCCGGGTCTCTGGTCCATTGCGCCAGTCTACCGAAACACTGTATATTCATCCAGTGCTTTTTGATGTCCAACTTCTTCGCAAACAGGGCCTCCGGCTGCCACGCAGCCAGTGGGAGCCGCCCCTGCGTGGCACCTTTCAGATCACCGAAATGGACCGCGACACCAACCACTTCAAGCGCAACATCCTGAAGGTTGAGCTCTGGGCCGCTTTCGGCGTGTCGCATATGCGTGGCTTGGCCACGCTGATAGATCCTGTGCTGCTGCCCAACAAGAGCGAGGGCCTGCTCATCGCCGGAACAGAAATCCACTGCACGGACGGCGGGCGAAAAATCTGGGAGCACCGCCAGGTGTGGCTGTGCCAGCCCGCGGCCGGCACCGAGGCCGACTGGGCACGAGCCACGTACCACCGTACCCATCCCGAAACATGACCGAACAACGCCACCCCACCCTACTGCGCACTCCCTCGTGGATTCCGGGCCTCGACAGCGAGATCCCCCTGGTGCTGCCCGCCGAGGAATACGAGATCGTCCGGAAGGGTGATCGCGTGCAGGTCGTCGAGCGCGCCACCGGCAAGGTGGTCTATGACGGCATCGGACCGGTTGACGTGTCGACGTCGCTGGCGCCATTCTGATCTTTTGAAGGAGTCCCACCATGGCCTACACCGCCAAGCTGAGAGAGTTTCCAGGCCTTCCGGCCGATCTGATCGCTGCTGCCGAGAAGCGGTTTTGCGCCACCCTGGACAAGGACCTGGGCGACAGCCTCGAGCTGGTGCTCAAGGCCTACAGTTCGGCGGCCGAGTCTGGCGCCGACGAGATGTCGGCCGACGAGCACGCCCTGGCCAGCGCCTGGCCCAAGGCTTACGAGAAGGCGAAGATGGCCGGCTTCCATGACCTCGGCGGCTCCGACGAGGCCTACTTCGAAGTTCGGCTGGGTTGAGGTGGCGCCATGTTCATCGCCTACCTCGAAACCGCTGAAGGCCAGATCTCGATCGGCCTGGTCGACATCTCGAAGGAAGAGCTGGAAGGGCCGCTGAAGCCGTTTGATTCGCTCGTGAGCGCGCTGGCCGCCGTCCGTGGCCCCCTCCTGCTCACCAGCACGCACACGATGGTGGGGGAGGCTCCACTCGGGACCCCGGCAAACCTGACATTCAAGTACCTCGGCACTCGCTTAGTCGAGTTCCCGAGCGACACCGCCTTCTACGAGTCCGCGAATGCGTACCTGGCGCGCGGGGTCTACGAGTGCCCCGACACCTTCACCCCCGCCGATGACGGCAAATTCCGGGCCCAGTGCGAGTATTTCCAGTTGATCGGCGAAGAAGAACCGAGCGCCGCGGCGCCCACCTTGCACTGAGCAAAACGCTACTTGAGTTGGGGGATTTGTAGCTGCGAGAAGTGCGAGCGCTACGATATTTCAATGCCACAGAACAACCCTCGCCTCACGTTCGAACAGAAGAGCGCCGCCCTTGCTTGGAACGCTGCCTGCGAGAAGCTTCACCACTTTCTTAAGGCAACGCCGGGATATCCTGCTCTGAATTCGGAGGAAGTGACACATATGCTGGACGCGACGGAGAGCGCACTGCATGCACTGAGATGCACGCTCGAGGAGCGGGGCGATAAGCACGACCTGAACGCGCAAGCCCGAATTTCAGAATGAGCAACATCTACGACGCGATCACGAAGGCCCTGTCGGCGCACTGGAAAGCGCACGCCAACAAGAACCCGCAGAAGCTCATCCTGTCGACCTCACAGCACGCGGACCTGATGCGCCGGCGGAAGATGACGAAGACCGAAACCGAGGCGGCCCAGGTCGACCCCACACGCTTCATGGGTGTAGCGATAGAGATCGACGATGGAGCGCCGGCTGTGCTGATCTCTGCCGACGATACGCCCGTGAGGATCGACGCGTAGCGTTGCACGCACTCAGCGGTGGCGCCAGTTGGCTTTCTGCAGCGCGGACCCTAATGAGGGGCTGCCCTAGCCTGTTCATCGCCCGGCCCGCTCAGCGCCCATACCGTCGCGCCTGCACCTATTAGGGCCACTACATCTGCCTCATAGGTGTCGCTGTTCATGTCGAGACGGTCGATCACCGCGGCAAGACTAGCTAGGGCCTCATCGGCAGGAGGACTGCCACCAGCCTTCGCCAGCTCGACCATCTTTCGAATAGTCATGGCTTGGTTCATCGGCGTCACTGTGCGCGCACGGAAGGACATCTGCAAGCGGTTTGGCAACGCCGCCCCCCCTGCGCCGAAGCGCCAGGGGCTACACGGCGGACTGGTCAGGCTCAACGAACCCAGGCCTCATGTTGTCGGCGGCATGAAGGGGAAGGCCGGCCCGCTGCCCCCGACGATGACCTTGCACAGGTCAGCCCACCCGCCCTGCAGGCCATAGCCTGGGTTCTCGGGCTGGTTCAGGATGCCGAAGCGACCGGTGAACACGTCCGTGACGTTTGTGCGAGTTGCCAGCGCGATGCCGTTCAGGCCGAGGGCGAGCGTGTTGGCGTCGTCGCGGCTCAGCGAGAGATAGCCCGGCGTGTTGGCAGGCCAGCCGGCGGCAGAGGCTTCGATCAACTGATCGCCGCCCACGGCGCTTTGCTGGCGGTAGACCTCCAGCTTCTCGCCGTTGATCTCGATGTCGAGATAGCTGGCGCCGTTGTAGTCGCCGAGCGCGAACACGCACCCATTGCCGTCATGCACGGCCCAGCCGCCCCAGAAGAATTTTCCGTTCAGCGTCAGCGTTTCGGTCGACACAACGCCCGGGTCGCTGAAGCCCGGATCGCGGCGCTGCAGCGCGCGCAGACCTTCCTTCACGCCGAGGCCGGTGCTGATCCAAGTTGCCCCGCTGGGGATCGAGAACGTCAGCGCGCCCGGCCCGGTCGCCGAGTTGGTGATGACCTGCGAGCCCTGCGTCCCCTCGAATCGCAGCTCCGCGACTGTCCGTTCATCGGCCGCGGCTGCGCCGATCGTCAGGCTCCAGTTGAGCGTGATGTTGCCGGTCGACGTGGCGATGACCGCCGCGCGCGCAGACTGTGCAGCTGGGGCCGAGGGCGTGCCTGTGAGCCGCACCTCCTGGCCGCTGCGCGTGTAGCTCAGTCCCGCCGGCAGGGCGCCGGTAATGCCGGTCAGCGTTCCACCCGACACCGTGGTCAGGAGCACGTCGATCGCTTCATTCGCCCTGGCCGCGACATCTGCCGAGGCCGGATTGATCGATGGGCCTGCAGCCACGACGTTCGCGACCAGGTTGAACGTCACATTACCCGCCGAGGTGCCGACCACGATGGCCGTTTGGTAGGTGCCGGCGGTCGAGGGGAAGGTGCCAGCCGCCACGAGGGTCTGGCCGGACATGGAGAACGTGACGCCCGGCACGGCCGGCGTGACCGACACGATGCCGGTCGCGGTGCCGTTGGAGACGGTGCCGAGGTTGCCTGCGGCCGAGCTACCCGGGGCGCCGGTGATTGTCAGAGACGACGGCCTGATGGCCACGCTGGGCGGTGGCGAGATGCCGCCGTAGAAGGCCTCGGTCAGCTTCTCCAGCACGCTCTGGGCCCCGGTGATGCCGACCCACTCGTCACCCGCCTGCGTGTAGTGGCCATCGCTGCCGAGGTAGACATCGGCGTTCCCCTCCCCCGTCTCGCTGCCCTGTTTGCCAAGCCCGGTGATGGGAGTTTCGGGGTAGCGTGCGCCGTCCACGAAGATCAGCAACGGGTCCGCCTTGGCAGCGATAGCGGCCTGGAAGGCGTCATTGAAGGCCTGGATGTCGGGGTTCAGCGCGTACTGTTCCGCCGACCACAGCAGGCCCAGCACGATGACGGGCATCTGCGGGAACTCGAAGCGCGCGGCGTTGAACTCGCCCATGATCCGCGTCACGGCGGCCGACAGGGTGAACTCCCCGTTCTTCACCACTTCCCGGTCGACCCACGACAGATTGAAGAACAGGATGTCCGGCTTCGGGTCTCGCCAGTCGTTGCGGCGCTCGTGCCAGACGAAGCCGCCGATGTTGGCCTGCAGCTCGCCGGTGGTGTGGATAGCCGAGATCCAGTGGTCTTCGATGCCGAGGTGGGCGGCCATGACGCACGAGTGGCTGCCACCGTGTGGGCCGTTGACCCCTTGGATGTTGCTGTCCCCGATGTGAACCGCGCGCAGGAGCTGCTTCGCGGGCCGCACGATCTGATCCTGCTTGGCGACATAGGTGCCGCCGAAGCGCCCGGCGGTGGCCGTGGCCTCGACCGGTTGGAAAAATGGCGACTCGATCCAGAAGCGGCGGCGCGCGCGGGGGCCGGTCGGGTTCGGGAACGCGATGCGATACACCTGCTGGCCGGTGCCGGTAGCGAGGGTGATGCTCGAATCGGGCACGTACTTCATGACGCTGTCCTCCTCGACCAGCAGCCGGTACGGGGTGCCCTTTTCCAAGATCACATTGCAGGCGTTGCCGTCGATGATCTGGTCGACCCAGTAGAGCATGCTGAGCTGCACGCCCGGCTTGAAACTAGTATTGATGCCTCGGATGCCGAAGCCGTCGACCACCGGCGCGCCGCCCAGGATCTGCCATGGCTTAGGGCCGTCCGTGATGGCGCTGTAGCCGCGCGTCATGGCGCCCTCGATCGCGCCCACCGGCGTCATCGTGGGCGCGTCTCGCAGCGCCGATGTGCGGAATCGGTTGTTGCCCATCGTGAAGGCGGCTTTGCTGATGAGGGTCTGCAGCACGCGATCGGCGCGCGAGCGCTCGCCGCCGCCCGGGGCGTCCTGGCCAGGTGGTCCGATGAGAGAGGCCTCCCAGGCCGATTCACTGCCGACGAAGCCGTTCTTGACCGCGATCTCGTAAGCACTGAGACCCGGCGGCCCTGGCACGGTCGAATCGACTCCTGGCCGGCCTTCGAGGGACGCCAGCCACTGCGCTTCCGTGCCCACGAAGCCGTTCTTCACGGCGACTTGATATGCACTGAGGCCAGGGGGTCCGCTTCCGCCGGAGCCCCCGCCATGGAGGGATTCCAACCATTCCGCTTCGGTGCCGACGAAGCCATTCTTGACGGCAACCTCGTAGGCGCTGAGCCCGCGAAGACCGCGAAGCATCGCCTGCCACTGGGCCACGACAAGCGGGTTGTCCGATCCGAAAGAAATTGCTACCTGGTTCATGCTGAGGGTTCCGTGATGGCGCGGAGGACGCGCAGACCTTTGGTCTGGCTGTTGAGAGAATTTCCGTCTTGGTCGACGAAGCGAAAGTCGAAGACGAACAGGCGCGCGATCGGGCCGCTGTTCCATGCCTTGGTGACTGAGGCATCAGCACTCAGCGTGAAGGGCGTAAGGCCGTCCACGGGCGTGCCGAGCGCGATCTCGAGCGGCGCAATGAGTTCGTGTGTGTCGAAGTGGCGCAGCTGGCAGGACGCTGACCAGAGGCCCGGTGGCAGCGCGGCCGTGCCTACCTGGGCAAACGTGCTGCCGGCCTTGAAGTCCCTCCACGAGTCGTAGCAAGAGGACATTGAGTGAACCTTTCTGTTCGATGTCTTGTTCAGGGTGCGAGCAGTGCACGGTCGCTGCGCACGATGCCCAGCAGCAGGGCTATTTCGGCGTCTCGCCGCGCGAGAGCACGTCGAGCTTCTGCAAGTAGCTCTCCACCCTCTGCAGCAGCGGCTGCGATGAGTTCGGATCGATCTGCGACACGCTCGCAGGCAGCGGGGTCGCTACGGGCCGCGGCGCGATCACGGGCGGCGGTGGCGGCGAACTGGAGGCGCACGCGCTCAGCGTGAGCAGCATCGCCAGCGCGGCCAGCTTCCAGGGTGCGGATGGTTTGCTCGAAGGCATGGACGGTCTCCTGCTGCTGGGCAGCGTGGGTGAGTTGCAGGGTGGCGACACGCTCGGACTCGCGCAGCGCGGCGCGATTGCGGTCATTGGTCTCGGTGGCGCGCGCGAAGCGCTCGGCGGCCAGCTCTTCGCCGCGGCTGGCCAGGCGCACGGTCTGCAGGCCCAGCGCGGCCAGCAGCACGGCGATCAGGACCAGGCGCCAGATCGACAGCAGCGTCTTCATTGCGCCGCCTGGCAGTTGGCATGCGACCGCTGTCGGTCAGTCCACAGCCCGGCGCAGCGCTTGTTGCCCGGCGTCGCGCAGTCGAAGCCTGCGGCGTAGCGCCACATCAAGATCGCTTCGCACGCACCGGCATAGTTCTCTGCGTTGAGCCGCTTGACGATGGTCGACCCACAGAACGCGCCGGCGCCGATGTTGTAGGCCAGATCGACATAAACGTCGTACTCAGCCTGGCTCAGCGGCACCTTGACGCACTGCCTGATGACGCCCTCGTCCTTCTGGATATGCGCCAGGGAGCGCTTCGCAGCCTGCACGGGGTTGGTGGTGTCGCCCATGCGAACAGGCACGCCCCCCTCCTTTATCGTGCTGCCGAAGCCCACGGTCGGCACGTCGCCCTTGGTAGGGATCACGGCGCGGTCGGTGTAGCCCTCGCGCGCGAAGATGCCGACGAGTGCGGCCGCGCTCAGGCTCAGCGCGCCGATGGCCATGCGCGCCTTCATTCGAGCGGCGCCGGTTTGGTGATGCCATGGCGCTCTGCCCAGTCGCGCAGCTTCACGCCCCACTCCGACTCCTCGCGCCACCACTTGCGCAGCAGGTAGAGAATCTGCAGGACCACCAGCACGCAAGTCAGTGTCGTGGTCCAACTGATGTCTGTGTACCAGGCGACTCCGCTCGCAGGCGCTGTCCGCACAGCGAGCTCCACGGCGATGTCTTTGATTTCTTGCTTCATGCATTCCCTTTGGGCATAAAAAAACCCGCCGTAGCGGGTTGGTCAGGTTGTTGTGGCGTGCTCACGGCAGCGGCGCCGTCGCAGATGCGGGCCAGGCGATCGCCGCGATGGATTCGCGCGTCGCGTCATCTGCGTAGATCTGGGCGCGCAACGCTCGGGAGGTCTGATGCAGCTGGTCGCCGTACAGCGCGAGCGCTGCCGGCATGCCGATCATTCCCACCGCATCGAGCTTGAGCACCGTGTCGTCGAAGCACGTCCAGGCGATCTCGAAAGGCTCATCGGCCAGCATGGCGGCCTGTGCCGCCTGCACCGCGGTATTGATGCGCTGCACGCTGCGGCTGTTGCTGTCGAGCACCTTGCCGAGGTAGGGGAAGCTGGTGGCCTCGAGCGAGTCACGGGTGCGCTTGATCTGAGTCCATTTGTCCGCTTGCACCTGCTCGAGGGTGCGGCCGTCCTCCCACATCTCGGTCGCATGGTTGAAGGTCGCGCCGTCGAAGGGCTGGGCCGGGTACAACTTCACCACGCCGTCCTTGCGGTAGCTGTTCGGCACGAATGGCTCGGCGACGGCAATGCAGCCTTCTGGTGCGAGGTCGCGCATGTGCATGGTGGTGCCGCCGAAGAGAGCTCGACCGGTCGCATCCTCGTAGACGGTGAATGGGAAGGAGGTGTGCGGCTCGCCGTCGACGACGACCGGTAGGTCGTCCTCCAGCGGGGTGCCTTCGAGGTATGTGATCTGAGCTTGCATTACTGGGGCCGCTTAACGATGCTTGCAGTCAAGGTGATGAGGCAACTCATACCGCCAAGCTGCGTCATGGATGCGCTGAGGGTGTGGTAGCCGGGGCCGAGGTCGATCAGACTCGTCATCGTCTGTGGCGAGCGCACAGAACCGTAGTTCGTGCCGCCCTCGCTGTCGCCTGCGGCATACGACTGAATGAGCACAGTGGATGGAGCGACACCGGTCAAACTGCAGTCAACTACGTTTCCGCGTGTCCCTGCGGCATGGCCAAGCGCACCGGCAAAGTGCGCCACGAGGAGGACACGAAAAATCACGCCGCTTGGCACCGAGATTCCCATCGCAGCGTTCATGTTGCCCTGGGTCCATTCGGAGAACGCCACCGCGCCTCCGGCCACGTTCAGCGTGTTGATGACGTTGGCCTGGCTGATGGTCAACCCGCCATTGCTCATCGTGATGCCGGGCGACTGCCAGCCTGCCGAGCCATCGCTGTGCATCCACATCGTGCAGGGGCCGGCCTTGAAGTCCAGAAACACCACGCCGTTCGTTTCCCGGGCGATGACGAAACCCCATTGCCCGTCCCCATACCACTTGCTGTTTGTGCGAACGAAGCTCGCTGTGCCGTCGGTGCCCTGCAGATTGATCTGACCCGCAGTGATCGTCCCGAGGTTGGCGCTGATCGCGGAGATGCTCGGCGTGCTGATGCCGCTGGCGGTGATCTTCACGCCCTGCCCGCTGCTCGACCAGGCCGAGAGCACCGTCTGCGAGGCTGTCGCCTCACCGAAGAACCCCAAGGTGAAGAAGCCGTAGCTGTTCGCCTGGCCCGGCTTGGTCGGGCCTTTGCGCAGGATCACGACCGCATTCGCAGCGTTCTGCGGGGCCACCGAGAAGCACGAGATCCGCTTGAACGCCGACAGCACCCGCCCGCCGTTGGCCTGCTCATTGTTCGTGTTGGTCTCGACGTAGCCCGTGCTGATCCACGCGCCCACCGCGTCCTTGTAGCCCACCACGGCATAGACCTCGCAGCGGTGCGCGGCCGTGTAGATCGAGAACTCATAGCGCGAGCCGGGCAGCACCGGGATCTCGGTCGAGTAGATCTCCCCATATCGCAGGTTCTTGTCTTGGCCTGCATAGCTGGCGTTCGGCTGCTGGATCGTGGCCGTGCCGTAGTTCGGCAGCTTCCAGTCGGCGCCGGCGACGTCGATCCCGAAGACCTGGCCACCGATGGTGTCGGCCGTGCCGAAGTAGTCCAGGCTCGCGGTGAACGAGGCATTGGGCAGCATGTTGCGGCCGGTCCCGACGTTCACCACGTCCGCGGTGATCGCGCCGGCCTTGATCTGGTCTGCCGTGATGCTCTTCGCCCGGATCTTGTCTGCGGTGACCGCCTCGGCCTCGAGCATGCGCGTCTTGAGCACGCCGTCGAGGAACATGTTCCCCGCGAAACCAAAGGACGCCTCTCCGTTGATCTGCCCAAAGACCACCGGGTATTTCACCTCTCCATTGATCTCGCTGGCCCAGGCGAAGCGATCGGCCAGCACGATGAAGTCGCTCTGCTCACCGTCGTTGTTCAGGATGATGCCGCTGACCTTCTTGCCGTCGGCGTCGACCACCCGCACGCCCCATTTCCCTTCGTAGGTCTCCAGACCGTCGATCTTCTCGAGAACGCCGTCGAGCCCCTCCTGCAGTTCATCAAGCGCCTCGGTGATGCCGGGCAGCGTGGTGACGGACTTGTAGCCAGGCGCACCCCGATTGCCGGCCAGGTCGACCGCCGTGACCCAATACAGCCGAGTGGCCGGCTCGCTCTCAGTCCGCACGTAGCCCAGGCCATTGACGAAGCTCAGGACGGCCGCCTGGTCGAAGATGTCGCCAACGCGGATCTCGTAGCCGCGCAGAGGCTGCGTGGTCGTGCACTCTTGCCATCCGAGTTCAACCTGATCGCGCCAGGCTTCGCCGGTCACCACCGGCTGCGACGGCGCGTCAATCTGGATCGCAGCGGCCACCGGGGCCGACCAATCGCCCGCGCTGTTGCGGTGTGCCGCCCAAAAGATGTGAGCGCCGGCCGCGAGCCAGCCGAGAGAGGCGCTGTCGACGCGCCCCTCGAAGATCGGCGAGGCGGTCTCCCAGGTGGTGCCCTCCCGGATCTGCGTGACCGCCCACGCTACCGCGTCCAGGCCCTGCGGTGCGTTCCAACGCGCCACCACGCCGGTCGCCTCGACCGTCACCGTGAAGGCGGTCACCCCCGCCACGACTTCAGCCGGATCGACGAAGTTCACCGACACCCGCGTGCCCATGCGGCCCAGGGGGTCGAAGGGCCGGATCTCGACCGTCCAGACCTGATCGGACGGCACCGCCCAGGTCACCTGCGTGCCGTGCACCGGCCCGCCGATCTGGGCCAACGCGCTGCCAGCCGGCGCCGCCCAGAGTTGCGCGTGATCGAAGCGCCCCACCACGTCGAAGGTGGCCGTGAGCTCGTGCCCCCACCCTTCGCCCTGTCGCACCCTCGCGCGCGTCACGCGCAGGTTCATCGCGACCGGCAGATCCTGCGCGAGCGACGAGTTGTTCGGCGGTGGCACATACGTGCCGTTGAGCACGTAGTTCCAGAACTCCGGCGACTCTGGCACCACGGTGACTTGGGCGCCGCCCATGTTGTCACCTGGCTCGATGCTGGTGACCCGCACGCGATAGCCGGGCGTGGCCTTGAAGTCGTACATCCACAGCGCGTCATGCGCGGCGCCGCCGACACCAGGTAACGCCGCGCTGGCTGGCCAGGCTTGCGCGATGCTGAGCACGCGACCGTCAACGGAGACGCTCGCGACGTTGAAGACCCGCATCTGCTGCTCGCCCACCAGGCGCAGGCCGAGCGTGCGGCCCGGCTGCTGCACCGTGGGCACCGGCTCGTCCACTTCGACGGTGAACGCACCGGCGGCCGTCGTCACGGCGACCACTCGACCGCCATACCCCCACTGGGTCAGATCGTGCGACAAGGACAGTACCGCACCGCGCCGGTACACCAGGTGCTCGAGGTCCATCTCGAAGCTGATCGACTTGCGGCCATAGATGTTCTGCCCCATCGCGAAGCGCGCCATCACGGCGGCGTGCGCCGCGCGTGTGACGCCGCGCACGTTCTCCGTGCTGGTGCGCTGCGGCGTGACGGTGCCAGGTGCTTGGACCCGCACCGGCTGCCAGGACCACCCGCGTTCCGCGTCGAAGAACTCGAGCTGGTACTCGTCGGCCGTCGCCATCAGGTCGTATTGCACGGTGAACGAACGCGCCTTCATCGAGGCCATGTTCACCACGCCCTCGATCGGCTGGTCCTCCGCCATCCAGACGACACCGATGCGCCCGGAATGGCGCGACAGCGAGCCCAGGCCCGCTGCTGCGATGCTCTCGAGCAGATCCTGCAGGTTCATCGCCTCTTGGATCAAGGCATCGAAGCGGAAGCCCTTAGCGGCACAACGCACCATGAAGCCCTTCAGGCTCTCGATGTCGATGCGGGCGTCCGAGAGCCCGGCGCCCGCGATGAGCCGGCCGTCGCTCGCACGGTAGAGGCCGCGCAGCAGCATCAGGATCTGAGCGCCCGGGTTGCTCAGCCCCGCAGCACCGGGCTCGGTGGCCGTGACCCACTGCGAGCCGTTCCAATAAGGCATCGCGGCCGCGCGTGCGATCCAGTTGACCTCATCCGGCGCACCGCTGAGCTGGCCGCTGGCCTTGAGCTGCAGATTCACCCGGGGCTGGCTGCCATAGTCCGCCGTGTCGCTCTGGTAGCTCTTGAGGGCGGCCCAGCTCACCGTGTTGGACGCGCCCACGGCGCTGGCGTTGATGTCGAGTTTCCGCAGCCGGATCTCGTACTGGCCGGGCGTCGGCATCGTGTAGCTGAGCGTGCGGCGAACCGGCTTGCTGCCGTTGTTCGAGAACTGCGGCACGGCAAGGGCGTACCAGGCGCCACCGAAGCCGTCGATCTGCCGGGCCTGCACCTCGACCCAGACACTGATCGCCTCGTAGTTGCCCTTCCCATTCATGGACGACAGGCTCATCTCGAGGTCGACGGCGATCTGCACCGTGCCCGCGCTGGTGGTGCGCGTGACCCACGGGCCTGGGGCCGTGGGAGCATCGAGCAGCCCACCCTGCACGCTGTCGACCGACGTGCCGAGGATCGGCGGCTGCGCGCTGTTGCCGTCCGGGAAGCCGTAGCGCGTGACGGCCGCGCCGTCGTAGGCCTCGATCACGGTGTCGCCGAGGCGGATGTCGGAGACCGTGCCGCAGTTGATGCCGGCATGGAACATCGTCGAGAGATATTGGTCGTCTCCCTCGAACCAGGTGAACGGCTGATTCGCGTTGTCAGGGACGGCCTTCGTCTCGCCCAGCACCAGGGCAAGGGGCTCGTAAGGCCGGGCACGGTTGCGGCCGCCCTGCAGTGCATAGGTCGGCGGGGGCTGGTTGGCGGATTGGTCGCCGGCGCTGCTCGCCTTGGGCGTGAGCAGCTTGTTGATCATCATCGAGCCGCCGACGTAGACGGCCGCCGCAGCCAGGAAGCCGCCGCCGATCGCGCCGCCCGCCGCGAAAAGGCCGCCGGCGCCCAGACCGCCCGCGCCGAAGGTGAAGTAGCTCAGCACCACGATCGCGATGATCTTGAGCGCCTGCTTGCGCACGACCGCGTGCGCCTCGATCAGGTGCCCAGGCTTCACGCGCATGCGCGACCACATCGCCGGAGGCACTGCGAGGCCGCCGACGGTGACGGTCCAGCCGGAGCCAGTGACGCCCTCCGCAGCCAGCGTCTCGGCCAGCGTCCGGCCCGCCGGCGTGGTGCGGGTCTCGACCTGGCCCATCAGCGGATGCGCGGCGATCGCCAGCTCGAGGTGCTTGGGCTCGTCGTGCCAGGCATAGAACCCGTCCAGGTGCTGGCCGTGGCGCAGCATCTGATCGAGCCGCTGCAGCACGACGCCCTGCGCTTCATTCGCGCAGTGCAGCACCCAGGCCTCGCCGGCCTGCACGAACACCGTGCCGACGTGCCACAGGCGATTGAGCGGCGGCACGCCCTGGGCGGTGTGCTGCCAGAAGATCACAGCGGCGCCTGTCTGCGGCGCGTCGATGGGGTCTGCAAGGGTGGGCTGGAAGGCGCGGATGTCACGGGCCTGGCCGCGCCGACCGCGCGCGCGATCGGCTGCCGCCGGCAATGCGATCTCGCGGCCGAACAGTTCGCGCTGCACGAGCACGGCGAGCGATGCACAGTCGAACTCGCCCTCGACGTAGGCGCGGCCGACGTAGCGCTCAGCGTCGCTCAGGGTGGGGAGGGTCATGGGAACGTGGGACGTGGGTGCCAAGGTCATCTGCGGGTCAGTCCGCAAAGATGCCCGGGGCGGTGGTCGGGTCGTAGCGCAGCGCGACGGCGTTGCGCCGCAGCAGCTCCTCATCGCCCAGCGTCAAGGCGACAGCATCGGTGTCGACGCTGGCGGCCGAAGCGCCGGCCATGTATTCCCACTCGATCACGGTGGGCGCCGCGCGACTGACCAGGCGCAGCATCACATCGAGCGAGGCGCCCGGCGGCAAGCCCTCGAGCTCGGCCAGCAGGTCGCGTCCGACGTTGTCGATCCGCAGTTGGGCGCGCGACGCCTCACGGTCGACATCCTGGGGCAGCTGGATGCTCATGGGCAGGCCGATGTAAGAGGTGCCGCCGATCGTCCAGTCGCGGGTGTCCTGCACGATACGGATGCCACCCACGAAGCTCGGGTGATCGATCAGCACGAGCATCAGCAGGCCGTCAGGGTCGTCGACGCGCTGCAGCTGCGCGCGAGCCGCTTGGGTGAGTGTGGTCATGAATTCAGGTCCTCAGGACGTATTCGATGGCGCAGGCCTGCTCGCAGATCTCGTAACGGCCCTTCAGGGGCACCAGGGCACCCATGGAGCTCGCGACGAAGCGCGCGCTGCGCACGGTGTTCGTGCGCGGGTCGGTCCAATCGAACCAGGCGGCACCGGCGCCGCCACCGGCGGGGCTGTAGTACCAGGCACGAAATCCAGCCTCATCGGCGGCCGTGCGGAACATCAGCGTTGCGCTGAGCGTGATCAGCGGGTCGGTGGCGGTTCGGCGTGTGCGCGGCACGCCGCGCTCCATCTCGCTGCGCGCGACGATCGGGCTCGGCTGTTCGCTCGCGCCGGCGAGCTTGAACCGCACGTAGGAAGGTAGTGCTGCCATGGTCAACGGGCTCCCGCGCGTGCGAATTGCTGGCTCATGGCCCGGTACATCGGACCGGCACCGGCCGAGACGTTGGAGGCCATCGCGCCTTCGAGTTGCCGCAGCATCACGACGGTATCGACACCGCCCTCGCCGTTTGGCTCTTGGCGGCTCGAGACATCGACGCCGGCGAAGTTCTGGATGATGACCCGGCCCCCTGCGCCGGCACCCGCGGAATCGAGGAAGGGAACGCGCCCTGCCCCGCTGCTCACCACGCCGCCGTCGGCATAACCACGCATGCCCCGACGCATGGCTTCCACCACACCAACGCCGCCGGCGTTGCGCACGTCGTTCTGGCTCCATACAACCTCGCCGGCGTGCACGATGCCCGCCGGCTGATGTTTGCCGCCGGGGCCGGTGTAGCCGCCCTCGGAGAAGCCGAAGAGCCCGGCAATGGCCTTCATCCAGCCGCCAGATCCGCCCGCGCCTTCGAGCGCCTTCGTCATGAATTTCTTCGCCTCGACGCGCGCCATGTCCGCGATGATCGAGTTCGCCAACGACTTGAAGTCGAGCTTTCCCGTCGTGACGAAGCCGACAAGCGCGTCCTCCATGCTCCTGAAGGCATTGCTCCACAGCTGCTCGGACTGGGCGGCAACGTTCCGATTGCTCTCGAGATAGTTGGCCAGCGCCTCCGAGGCGCCGACGTTCCAGTCGCCTTGCTTCTCGCGCATCTGCGCGTAGTAGGTCTCGTAGGCGGAAAGGGACTTCTTGTGGAACGTGTCGATGAGCTCGAGCTCGCGCTCGTACTGCGCCTGCGCCTCGGGCTTCCATTCACCCTTGAGCTGCGCCTCCCGCCGCACGTCCTCGAGGCGGTCACGCTGACCGGCGTACTTGTCGCCGATCTGGTTCATGCCGGCGAGCTTCTCGCGGGCCGCAGTGCCCATGCCCATGCCGCGCAGCTCGGCCGCGTATCGGTCGAGCTCGGCGTTGAACTCGCGCTGTGCAGCCGTCTGCGCGTTGCTCATGGCGAGGTCACGCTCCCGCTGCTTGGTGAGATCCTTCTGCATGTCGATCAAGGTGGCCAGGCCCATCGCCCGATCGCGCTCCGTGTCGTTGAGTGCGATCTTGCCCTCGCGCATCTGGCGCAGCACATCCTCGACGCTGGTCAGCTCTTGCGTCTTAGCGATCTGATCGTTCAAGCCCTGAATGAAGGTCTTCGCCTTCTCCCGCTCGGCCTTCTCCGCCGCAATGGCCTTCTTCGCCGCCGCTTCCGATGCCGAGGCCGCCGCCTTCGCAGCCTTCGCGCGCGCAGCCTCGCCCGTGGCATCGAGCGGGGTCGCCTTGGCGTCCGAGCCCTTGGGGGTGCCCGGGTCGAGCGGGGATTGGGTGTTGGCGTACTCCTTCACCGCCTTGGTCGCAGCAAGGGCCTTCGCCTGCGTCTCGTCGATGCTCTTGCGGGTCCGCGCCAGGTTGCGGATCAACTGCTCGTTGCCAGGGTCGCGCGCCAACGCCTCCTGATAGCGCTCATAGCGCTCGGTCAAGATCTTGAGATGATTGCTGTGCTCGGCTGCGGCGCTGCTGAGCTTCCCGAACTCATCGCTTCCAGTGAGCAGTTCCAGCTTGTTCTTGGCATTGATGAAGGCGATGAGGTTGGCCGACCCGCGAACGAACGCCGTGGACAGATCGGTCATCCAGCCGATCAACGTCTGAATGGCGGCCTTGGTCTCGGGCGAGGCCAGCGTGCTGTTCATCTCCTCGACGCTGGCCTTCATCTTCTTCATGCTGCCGGTATCGCCGGTCAACAGGTCGTTGATGGTGTTCTGCAGGGCCGATAGAGCGCCGCCAAAGGTGTCGCGCGCCGCGGCGGCAGCGCCGCCGTAGGTCGTCTCCAGCGCCTCCAGGATGCTGCCCTGTGCCTCGGCCGTTCGACCGGTCTCCTGCAACCGCTCGGCGAGCGCCTTCTGGTCCTCGGTGAACTTGAAGCCCTGCTTCGACAGCGCCGACATGCCGTCCTTCGGCGAGTCCAGCGCGCGACCGATGACCTCGGCCGCCGCGCCGATTTCCATGCCGCGGCGTGTCGCCATGTCCGCCGCATATTGCAGCGCCTTAGGGTAGGTGTCGCCGACGATGCCCGTGAACTCGAGCAGCGTGGTCTGAGCCTTGTTGATGTCGCCGCCGCTGAAGATGCTGGCCTTCGACATTGACTCGGCCATTTCGTTCAGCCTGTCCTGGCTCCAGCCGGCTGCCTCGCCGGTGGACTTGAGTACGGCCGCGAGCTGCACCTGCTCCTGTTCAGCGTTGCGCGTCTCAGAGATGAACTTCTGAAAGACCACGCCGACCGTCACCGCCGCGATGGCTTTGCCGATCAGGTCGCCCACCTTGCTCCAGGCCTGCTCGGTTTCCTTCGCCCGCTCTTTGGCAGCCTTGGCAATCTCGCGGCCCCTCCGGTCGCTGGTGCGCGCGGCGCGGTCCATCCCCTGCTCGAACCCTCCGATCTTCGCGATCAGCTCGAGCGTCAGAGTGCCGAGGCTACGGCTGCTCATCGTGGTGATCCGTCAAGAAAGGTCGTCGACAAGGTCGGGTCGCCCTCCTCCACTCCCTCCCCCATCAGGTGGTAGATCGTCTCGGCCTGCAACTGGATCGTCTCCGTCTGGGTGGCCACCACCTTCAAGAGAAGCTGCACCTGATCGGCCAAAGCGCTCTCGGAATCGTTCATATGCAATTGCTCTCCACTTGTTTATCCATTCGCCCCGACGGGCACATCCACTGCACTTCATTTCCATTCGCGCATCGCTTTCTCGAGCTCGGCCGAGTCGTCGACAGGGGTGCGCTCAACAAGGAAGTCCTCGAGCACAGCAGTGCCGCCGCTGGCGCGGTTGGTGGCGAAGGCCACCAGCGCTGCGCCATGCTCGATGGCGCGCACCGTGTTGAGGCTTCCGCGCAGTTGCCTGTACGCGATCCAGGCGCGCAGCTCGTGATCCGAGATCCGCGTCTTGGCCTCCGCGATCGTTCGGCCACCGATGCCGTGCAGCACGAGCTCGTGCCACACCTCATCGGTGGCGGTCAGTTTTTTGGAGCGCTCGCCTCGTTGATCGCGTTGACCATCGCCCATGCCAGCGACGGGTTCAGGCTGAAGGCCTCGTCGTAGGTCATGGGTTCGCGTTCGTCGCCCAGCAGGACGCAGTGCGCGATCATTTGCGACGACCGGCTGCGGTCGCCGTCACTCGCCATGATCTTGTCGATCAGGCCGAAGGCGCGGCGGCGCACCCAGATGTCGAACTTGCTGGTCTTCTCGCCATCGGCGGTCTGGCGGGTCCAGGTGACCGGCACCTTGACGGGCTCGGGCTCGACGAAGGCACCGGCTTCGCGGAGTTCACTGAGATTCATGGCGACACCTTCGGCAGCCAGGCCGAGCCGCCCGAGCGCTGGATCGCGACCTGCGTGCTCACGACCGCATTGCCGGTGAAGTCGAACGGGAAGTCCGAGACGTAGCCCTGGAACGTGAACCAGGTGCGCGCGGGCGGCAGCACGAAATCGTCCGCACCAGCGCCGGCGGCCACCGTGGGTGCCACGCCTTTGCCATCCGACCAGCCGACGGCCCATTTCAGCGGGACCTGCTCACCGGTCTCGGAGAGCTGATGCAGCCGCACGTGCGACGCGTTGCGGGGATCGGCGTTGATCGTCAGACTGGCCGAGCCAGGCGTGCGCAGCCCGCGCAGGTAGGTGCGCGCGTCCGTCTCCTCGAGGCAGGTGTCCTCGATCTGCTCGGAGGGTGCGCCGCCCGGGTTGAACGCCGTGGCGCACTGGATGTTGAGGACCTCGTACCCGTCGCCCTCTTCTTTGGGGGCGAGCACGTAGATCTGGGTGCCTTGTGTGAGCATGCTCATGTTGCAGTCCTTCTGAAATGAAAAAACCGCCCGAAGGCGGTTGGTTGAGAACTAGCGCTGGACGATCCAATCGACTCGAAACGTGAAGCGCCATCGCTTCGTGGTGGGGTCCTGCGACTCCCCGATCCAGGCGGTGATGTAGGCGTGGGGCTCGATCGCATCGCGCAGCGCGTGCCCCACCGCGCGGACGGTGATCGGGTCGTCCGCATAAGCATCGACTTGCAGCTCCATCGAATCCACGTCGGGCAGATCGCCGAGGTAGTTCTCCGGCGCACCCCCAACCGTCTGCCACACCGCATAAGGAAGCGCGCCGCCTTGCACCGACACGCCGAAGAGACTGAAGCGCAGGGACGCCCCGCCGAGCAACGCACGCGAAGGTGCGTGCGCCCTGACGACCTCGAAGATCGGCGCGCTCATGCGCCCATTTCCTTGAGCGAGGCGGCCAGCTCTGCCGCGGCCTTGTCGATGACCGCGCCGATATTGCTGGTCAACGCGGGCAGCATGAAGGGCTCGGCCCGCATGTTCTCGGTGCCGAGTTCGACCAGGTGCCAGTGCGGAGTCGGGCCCTTCGCGCCTTCGTCAGGGTTGCCTTTCGGGATACGACCCTTTGGCGTCGCAACGCCGACGCGGTACATCACGTCGCCCGTTCGCTTGTAGGTCCGGCTGGCGAAGCGCTGTTGCACGTTGTTGGCGATGCGCCGACCGGTATGCGAGTCATCCACGCGCAGCGCATTGGCCTTGGCCGCCTTGGTCACTATGCGGGTGGCGCGGCTCATGGCCCGCACGAGAGCCCGCTTGCGCAGATCCTGCGGCAGCTTCAGCAGCTTCTCGACGGACTCATCGAAGCCGTTCAACTTGATCTCAACCATGGTTGACGCCTTCGCTGCAGGGCAAGGTCAGGTACTCGACGCCACTCTGGCGGTCGGCGAGCACGCCGGCAATGTTGTAGATCGAGCCGCGGTAGACGATCCGCATCGCGGCCGTTATGCCGGCGCGAAAGCGGATCGTGATGCGGGTGGTCACCTCGGATTGCACCGCGTGGGCGGCCACGAACTCGCGGGCGCTCACGGGCTCGATGGAGGCCCAGGTCCTGGCGACCTCGACCCAGTTGTCGACCATGGCGCCGGTGGCCATGTCCTGCGACGGCACGTTGCGCTGCAGGCTAACCAGATGGCGGAGCTTTCCGGTTCGCATCAGACCCCCAGCCCCACGCGGTACGGAGAAAGCAACGCCTTGGCGCCGATCGGCAACGTGGTCGCAGTCGTCCCGGTGACGACCTCCTCACGGTTCTCGTGCAGGTGCCCGAGGATCAGAAGAATGGCCGCCTTGATGAGGTCGTCGACCACCATGGATCGCCGGATCTCGAGCGCGGCCGTCTTCGCCGCCTCATAGACCCAGGTCGCATGCTGAAGGGCCGCGTCACGCTCGATGCCGATCGGCAACGCTGTCGCGCTCTGCATGGCCGCAGCGTAGGCAGCGCTAGCAGCGGCCAGGGCTTGAGGGACGGTGGCGACGGCTTCGGCGCGTTGAGCCTCGCTCGCGTACAGCCGACGATTGAGGAACTCCACCGCGAACCGCTCCGCGGCGAGGAGATACGGCGCGATCTGCTCGGTGGGATAGCAGTCGTCCACGCGCAGATGCGCGCGCGCTTCCTCGAACGAGACCAGCATCAGCTCGCCTTGTTGGACGCGCGGCGAGCCGACCGTGCCGGTGCCGGTGCCGAGGCTTCGGTCGTATCCGTAGACGGGCCGCCCTCGGCGCTCACCAGCGAAGCCGCTGCGCCTTTGCCCTGCACGCGGACGGCAAAGCCCTTGAGCTCCAGCTCCTTGGCGTGCTGCTCGTCGGTCTCAAACTCGGTGCCGGCCTCGCCGTTGACCAATAGCGGTCGATCGGATGTCATCTTGACCATGTGAATCTCCATGAAAAAGGGCCGCACAGTGGCGGCCCCTTGGGGGTGGATCGAGATCAGGCGGCCGGCGGCACCGGCAGCGTGCCGAACACGAAAGCTTCGGGGCGATAGACAGCCAGCGCGGCGCGCTCCTCGCAACGCACGGTGACCATGTTCTTCTCGAAGTCGTCGGTGTTCTCGGTGGAGATCACGACGTTGGCATCTTCACGATCGAAGAGCTGGGCGGCGGTGGCGAACGCGCCGGTCAGGAACTTGCCCAGGAACGCCGGGATCTCGGTCGGGACGACCGGGAGGTTCCACAGCCGCGGCTCGGTCGTGCCCTGGGGGTTGCCGATGATGTAGCGGCCCAGCGTGTCCTTCTGCAGTTCGATCTTCGCCCAGTCGGTGAAGTGGAGGACGTGGCCCGAGGCCGGCACGCGTGCGAGCTGGGTCTGCAGCATCGCCCAGCGCAACGCGTCGATGGGTGTCGCGCCATCCGGGATGCCGGCGGGGCTGTAGTCGGTCGCCTGGGGCACGATACCCAGCAGGTGCACGCCGGTGCCGTCGCCGAACAGGATTTCCTGTTCTTCCGCGTACTTCAGGCCGTAGTTCATCTCCAGATCGATCAGGCTCTGCAGCTGCGAGAAGTCATCCAGGATCTGCTTGGACGCCTTGAACAGGTGGGCGATCGTGCTGACGGCGGTGATCTTCGACCCGAAAGTGATGTCGCTGTACGGCTTGGCGGTGTTCTCGGCCACGACGCGGGCGGCGTTGGTGAAGCCGGTTTGCTGCACCCAGAAGATCGCCGGTGCGGTCGTGCGACCGGGTGCGATCAGGTCGCGGATGAAGAGGCGCTGCTTCGGCTTCACGTCGATGCCGGGCAGGCGCTGCGGCTCCACGATGCCCTGGGCGACACCGGTCGAGATCAGCGCAGCATTGACGGGGATGCTGACGCGGCTGCGCTCATTGCCGGCGACGCGCGCAGCGAAGTCCTTCAAGCCTTCATGGCCGATGACCTGGGCGCCTGCCGACATCGCGACAGCACGCTGACCGGCACCGCTCGAGCTTGCGACCACGGCCTGCTCGACCTCGCCGAGCTGGGCCTTGAGCGCGGTCTGCGCCTGGTTGAGCGCGTTGAAGTCCGAAGCCACCTTGTCGATGGCGGCCTTCGTGGCGGTGGTCATGTCGCCGGCGGCCTTGGCTTCCTTGAATGCCGCTTCGGCCTTGGCGGTGAATTCGCCGGATGCCTTTTCCAGGCTGGCCGTTACTTGCTTGAGAAGTTCGTCGTTGGTCATTTCGTGTCTTTCAGATGGTGCGAGTGGTGGTGCTCGCCTCGAAGCGCGCCAGAGCGCGGTGCAGGTCGAACACATGGGTGGGCGTCATGCCCTCTTCGGCAGCGCTGGGCGTGCCATCGAGGGCAGCGCCTGGCGTGCCCTTGATTTCTTGAATGAGCTTGCGGCGCTCGCTGCGCGGCAGGCCCTGCTTGGCGAGCAGTACGTCCAGGCGGTGCGCGGCATTGGCGCCGCGGCCTGGCCCACCGTCCTCGCCGATCGCGTCGGCCGCGAGCAGCAGGTCGGCGAAACCGTCGTCGACCGCCTGGGCGCCGCCGATCCATGTCTCGGCGTCCATCAGCTTGGCGGCGGCCTTGTCGTCGATGCCAGCTCGTGCGGAATAAATGCCCGCCATCGCCGCGTCGAACGGCTCGAGGGTCTTGGCGACATCCCGCAGGTCGTGACGGTTGCCGACCGCCATAACCCAGCAGTTGTGCACCATGAGGAACGCGGCGCGGCCGATCTGGATTTCGTCGCCTGCCATGGCGATGATCGAAGCCGAGGAGGCGGCCAGGCCCAGCACCTTGACGGTCACCTTCGCCGGGTGCTCGCGCAAGATGTTGTAGATGGCCAGCCCCTCGAACATGTCGCCGCCAGGCGAGTTGACATGGACGGTGACGGGGTTCTTTCCGATCGAGCGCAGCGCCGCGCTGATGCGCTTCGCCGTCACGCCCTCGCCTGACCACGGGTCGTAGCCGATGGGGTCGAGAACCGAGATGGTGGCCTGGTCGTCCTCCGCTTCGGCCGCAGCGCGCACGCCGGGCTGCCAGAGCTGCAACGCCTTCGGCGAGATATCGGACGAAACGGCCGCGCGCACAGAAGCGGCCGGCGCCGCGGGTGCCGCGGGCAGGGTCAAAAGCGACATGGAAGTCCTCTAAGCGGAAGTGAGAGCGTCGATCTCGGCGCGATCGCGGGCGATCTGCTCGGCGGCCGAGGCGTCGGGGTTCGTCTGCAAGTTCGAGAGCCAGGCCTGCAGCGCAGCACGAGCTGCGTCAGCCGGGCTCTTGGCCTGGCCCAATTGGTCCAGCGGGGAGAGGTTCGTCTGCACGGTGTAGATGTCGCCGCCGGGGATCGGCGGCATGTTCTCGAGGCGCCGAACCTCGTTGCGCGACATCCAGCCGTTCTGCAGCGCGATGTTGTAGAAGCTCGCGCGGCCGGCGCTGTCGGCTCGCAGCAGGGCCTCGACGCCGAACTCGGCATAGATCTCGTCTCGCTCGCCGGCGTCGACCAGGCATCGGCTGATCTCCTGCTCGATGTTGTCGAGCATCGGGCGCAGGCTGTGCGTGAGGAAATGCAGGTTCTGCCCTTCGACGCTCGACGGCCAGCTCGACTGCTTGTCCATGTGGCCGATCATGAAGGGCGGCACTTTGAACCAGCTGCAGATCTGCTGGATTCCATAGGCCCGCGTCTCCAGCATCTGGGCGGCTTCCGGGTTCATCGTGACACCCTGATATTTCATGCCCGCCTCGAGCACCATCAGCTTCCCGGCGTTCTTGGAGCCGGCGAAGGTTGCCAGGCTCGTCCGCAGGTCCTCCCGTTGCGAGGGTTTCAGATCCTTGTCCGAGCTCAGGAAGCCGGAGGCCTGCAGGCCCTGCGCGAAGACCTTGGCCGATGCCTCTTCCGCCGCCATGGCACCGCCCAGCACATCGCGCCCTGTGGAGATCGGATGCAGGCCGCACACGCCATCGAGGCCAAACCCGCGGATGTGCATGAGATCCTTCGCCGCGATGATGCGGCGCCCCGTCCGCTCGGCGTAGCTGTACTGCAGCGTGCCGTTGTCGAGTCGCTTCACCTCCATCTTCTGCGGCAGCAGAGGGTGCAGGGAGACCACACGGCCGCCGATCCTCATCTTCTCGATGAAGGCGTTACCGCGTAGGCACAGACAAGCCACAACGAACAACATGAAGCGGCCGGGCGTCATCTCGGAGTTTGGCGACTGGCTCAGCAGGCGGTGCAGCGGATGGTCGCGGGCTGTCGTGCGGGAGCCGTCAGCGTTGCGACGGTAGACCTTGATCGGCAGAGTCGAAACCGTCTCCGAGAGCAGACGAACGCATGCCCACACGGCCGCGAGCTGCATCGCCGAATCGACGGAGACGGTCTTGCCGCTGGTCGACGTGGCACCGAAGAACTCGCGCCAGAATGCGCCGTCCGTGAGCCGGATGGTCTCGCCCAGCCAGTTCACCAACGCGGACCGCACGCGGCCAGGCTTCTTGCTTGCTGCCATCAGACGTTCACCATGATTGGGTTTTTCAGGATTTCGCTCATGTCGGGCTCGCCATCGCTGAGGACGCACCGACTCAACGCCACGTTGAGAGCGACGATGCCGTCGATGCGACCATTCAGGTTGCTCTTCTTCTTGTCCGGCCTGAAGTTGCCGTTCGTATCGAACAGCAAGGCCACGTTCATCGCGCACCAACGCAGCACGGGATTGCCGCCATGCGCGAGGATGCGTCCATAGACCAGCTCCTCGAGCGCCTTCGCGCCCGGGTACATGCCGCCGGTGTTCTGCGGTACTTCGACCAGGGGCACGCCCGCCTCCATCATCTCGTTGCACAGCTGCTGTGCGTTCCAGCGATCGAAGCCGATGTCGACGACATCGAAATCCTCCATCGCCCGCGTCACCGCTCGACGCACCGGCCCGTAGTCGGTGACATCCCCCTCGGTGCCGGTCAGCCAGCCCTCGGCCTGCCAGCGCTTGTAGGGCGCGGCGTCGTCATGCTCCTGCGCATCGATCTTTCCCTGAGGGCACCAGAACCACACCAGCACATGCCACTGCCCGCCAGGTTCATCTGGCGGGAACACCAGCGCGAACGCGGTCAGGTCTCGAGTGCTGGCCAGGTCCAGGCCGCCGAAGCATCGACGCCCCTTTAGCGGCTCGAGGTCGAGCTTCTTCCCTCCCTTGTCCCACACGTTCATGTCGAACCAGCCATCGGCGCTGTTGCACCAGATGTTCAAGTCCTTCGTGAGGAAGTTCGCCTTCGCTCCAGGGAGCGCTGCAGCCTTGCGCGCCTGGCCGCGCATGTACTCCAGCGTTTTCGACTTGCCCAAGCCTGGATTGGCCTTGATCCAGTTCCTCTCGGTGAACGGGTCGTCGTCGGCATCAAGGGTGTAGACGTAGCCGAAGAAGGCGTCGTCGACCCGCTTGCCTTCGAGCACGGAGATCAGGTAGCCGCGCACCTCGGTGCAGATCCCATCGAGGATGAACCCGGCGGTCGTGATCGCCGACAGCAACGGCTGCGCGCGCGCACCGAGCGCGGACTCCATCACGTCCCACACGTCGCGCGTCTTCTGCGCGTGCAGTTCGTCGAACAGAATAGCCGAAGGGTTGCGACCGTCCTGGTTCTCCGCGTTGCTCGGCAGCGGCTCGAACACGCTGCCATCCATCTCGATCTTCTCCTGGTTCAACCCAGAGAACACCTTGAACGATCGCGCCACGCCGGCTGACCGACGCACCCAGCGCTTGATGTTGTCGAAGGCCGGCTTGAACACGGTCATGGCCTGCGCCCGCGTCGTGGCCACGGCGTACACCTCCGCGCCGGCCTCACCATCCATCGCGAATAGGTAGGCGCCCTGCGGCCCCTTCCATGTGCTTTTCCCGTTCTTCCGGGCTACCTCCTCATAGCCGCGCGTGAAGCGACGCAGATTCGTCTCCGCCCACCGCCAGCCGTACAGCACCGCGGTCCAGAACTTCTGCCAAGGGTCCAGCAAGATGGGCTTGCCGGCGAGCGGTCCCTTGATGTGCACAAAGAACTTCTCGATGAAGTCGATGACGTGCCACGAATGTTCCACGCGAAACGCGAGACCCCGTTTGTGCCCGTCCTTCAGGTCGCGATAGTGTCGAAGGACCGCGAGGTAGACCAGCTTTCCCGTGAGGATCTCGCCTCGCAGCACCGGCAGGCCATAGCCCTCGTCCCACTCCTCCAGGCTCGCCGGTGTCAGTGCCGCGACGGCTGCCCGGGTAAGGACGTGCCGTGCCTTACGAGGTCGCCGAACAGATCGTCCTGCTTGCCCTGGTCGCCCATGTCCTTTCGGACGCGGGCCAGAGACGGGATCGTGAGACACGCTTTTGGCAGCCATTGGCCTAACTCCATCTTCAGCCGTTTCTCGTCTTCGGCCCAAGGCGTCGGAGCGATCCAACCGTTCTTCGACGTCTGCGAACGTCCCTCTGTCTCGCACCGCTCATTCGCCGCCAGGTACTGCGCCACGGTGCGGACGATGAACGAGATCGCCAAGCCCGACGTGGTGTGCTCGATGCCTGCCTTTCGCAGCGCGTCGCATATCTCTTGGTAGAGACCGAGCTCCACGTCGGAAAGCTTCATTGCCTTCGGTGGTGGCGGCGATTCGATGGCGTCGGTGCTACCGACAACGTGAGCTCCGCCAACGGCTGGCAGTGCTGCGGCGAAGTTGACTTTGTCGTTCATAGGCCTCAGCTCTTACCCCCCGGGGGGGTAGTTTTCGCTCTCCATAAATTTCCAGATAGGGGCTCGGTTTCCGGCGGTTTCGGCCAGACTTTTGACCCGCCCCGGGCACCGAAACGGTGCGAAATCGATGCCGCCGCTGCGGGCCGCTCAACGCTTGCGAAGCGCCCGCGTGCGCTCGGCGAGGCTCTTCGCGTCGTGGCATTCCTCGCACAGGGCCTGCGTGTTCGACGCGATGTCCTCACCGCCCTCTTCAAGCGACACGATGTGATCGCGCTGCGTCGCTACAGTCACGCGCCCTTGGCGCTTGCACTCTTGGCACAACGGCTCGCGCTGGAACAACTCCGCGCGCATGGCCTGCAATCGTCGGCCAGTGATGCGCTTGGCCGCCGTCGGCTTCTTGACCCAAAGGTCGCGCGGGTGATCGGCACATCGGCCGCCAGCGACAGCCAGGTTGCGGCAGCCGACGTGACTGCAGGGACGTGGAGCGGAGACGGGCATGGCAGAAACGACAAAGCCCGCAAGAGCGGGCTTTTGAGGACGAGTGCTTCCATCGAGAGCTTCGGCCTCCGTGACAACCGGGGCAGACCTACGACAGAGAGTTGAGGTGCAGCAGGCTCAGCAGCCAGCGCGTTCCTCGGCGGCGATTCTATGCGTGCGGTTGAAGGGCGCGCAATCTTTTTCTCAACGCATCACGCGCACAAGACACGCAGTCGTCCATGTAGTTGGCGATGCGCCTGCCGTCTTGCGCATGCGGGATGCGCGCCACGCCGGTCCCATCGCAAGCGCGGCATGCCTTCGTCGAGAGCGAAGGCGCTCCGACAGCTTGAAGGAACTTTAGGCCGTGGCAATGCGAGCAGGTCTGATCGAGCCAGAAGGCGATGATCGAGGGCACCTTCGTCTCGGCCTCCTCCATCTTCCACCGGTGCGCGTACGTCGCCAGCGCGTGCCGCACGCTCGCCAAGCTGCGCAGCTTCCCGACCAACGAGGCCATCTCGCCCAGGTACCACGCTTGCGCGCGCTGTCGAGCCATCTCGTGACGCTGCGACTTCGTCAGCACCGACTCGCCTCCTCCCTCACGCTTGACCGTGGTCGGCATGACTGCGGCCAGTGCATTGATCGCAGCGGGCGTAGGCTTGCGCGGCTTCTCGGCCTTGTCCCATTCGGAGTGCAGACGCAGCAGCGCCATGCCGAGCCGAGAGTCCGACAGTCCCGCGGCAATTAGGAGGTCGACCGCGCCCGGACGACTGGCGTCATGGCGAAGGTCCGATGAATTGCCGGCCGATGTGTAGGCCTCTTCCACGCCGCGGCGGCGGTCGTCTTCAAGCATGCTGTGCGTCCTCAGGTTTGATGATTTCGGTTCGGTGTGCGATCTGCACGGACGGCACATACGGCGCATAGCGCCGGCCGGTGATGGCGCAGTTGCGCGGGGCGATACGCACGACGAGGAAGTCCTCGCTCAGGAGCGCATGCGCGCGGCGCGTCGGGACGACGCCGTGTCGAGCCACATACGCCCGCCCCAGTTCAGCGGGAGTCAGGCCCTGCAGTTCGCCGAGTGAGCCCAGCGCGAAGTCGCAGATCAGGCTGTAGGCCATGGCGGTCTGGGTCGTCATGCGATCCGCCGTTCGGACCAAGGCCCTGCGCCGGCGGCCAGCAGCACGCCGGTTCGGTACCTGCGCCAATGCGCGTTTTGCTCGTCGTCGGTGTAGGCGTTGCCGAGGGCCGCGAGCGAGAACACCATCCCGAGCCTCTCGCCCATCGCCTTCACGCCATCGATCGAGTTCCACCAATCGACAGCAACGTGGGTCCCGGTGTCGTCGAGCCAGCACCGGTTGCGCAGCCAGGTCGCAAGTTCGGGGACGAACTGCCCGCCGTCCTTGCGCCACTTCGGCGTCCGGCTTTGCGCGTCGATCGCGGCGAGCATCTGCTCCTCAAGGCCCGCGTCTGGTCGAAGCCGCATCCACCGCCGCTCGGCCTTGCAACGGTTCGCTTTGTTCGGGTAGGCCGATGCGATTCGCTCGAAGCCGGTCGCCCCCCCGTCGGGGGGTAGGGGGGTTATGGTTCTTGACGGTTCTGAAGATTCGGGTGTCACAGCTATGACACCCCTTGCGTCACTGGTGACACCCCTCGCGTCACTGGTGACACCCGTGTGGATAACTTCAAGGGGTGTCAAATTGACACCCGTGTGGATAACTTCGCTAGTCGAGAGGGGTGTCAAGTTGACACCCCTCTTCGGCAGTTCCTCGCCAGCAATCCATGCGGCGTTGATGCGGTATTCGTTGGTGCCACCAGGCCGGCCGTTCGCCGCGCGGACCGGCTCGAGCCAGCCCGTCTCCACCATCTTCGCGATCTGGCGCTGAACCGTGCGGCGGCTCTGGAGTGTCTTGCGGGAAAGCTCTTCGAGCGATGGCCAGATGCGCGTGCCGTCGTCACGCGCGTGGTCCGCCATCGCAAGTGCTAGTAGGCGCTCGTTGCCACCCTCGGGGTAGCGATCGAACACCATCGTCATGACCTTGATGCTCACGCTACACGCAGTCCTGGCGCTTGCGCACCCTGCTCTGGTTGACTGGCACTGTGCTTCGCCTCCAGCGCTGCGAACGCTCGCACGCTGGCCATGATCGATTCCATCATTTCGCGCTTAGCGACTGCGAGCTGGTTGGCGTTCAGGACGGCTTGCGCATTCGCAGACCCCGCTGCGGCCAACCACTCTCCGTTCTCCTTGAAGGCACTGGCCACCTTGCAGGACACGGAGTTTGCATCCGCCTCCGAGGCACAGAACAGCGGCACGAACACGCCGCCAAGCGCGGCAGCCATGGCCTGGATAGGGACCATGTCGCCCGTGAGTTTGCAGATCTGCAGCACTTCGCGCGGGCTGCAGTGCGCAGTGGGATAAGTGGGGCTCACTTTGTGGCTCAGGCTTGCCGCCGTGATGCCCATCAGCTTCGAGAGCCCGGCCGCGCCGTTCGAGCCATTGGGATCAGTGCTGCGAAATTTGCTCACTGCGTCCTGCAGCAGTGCGGTCACATCGTCCATTGGAGATGCTCCTTGTCATAACGTTAGGTTTGTTGGCAGTGACGCGCCGCGCGGGGCGCGGCACAGTCATAGCCGTGGAAAAGGAACGCACCCGCCTCCCCGACGCGCAGCCCGACGCGCGCCTGCCCGCGCGCGCCGTCAAGTCCAACCGGAATGGAGGCGAACGTATTGATTGATACGACGATGGGTGAAAAATTGTGTGCTTGTCGCGTGCCGGCTGCGCTGAGCTTCGCGATCCGGGCGTGCGTGGTAGTAGCACCCGACGAAGTCACGTCACGGCCCCTGCCCTGCCAAATCGGCGGGCTTCGGCATCTCCCTGGCACTTACCGGCACAGGCAGAGGCACCTCTCCGCGGTCCAGCGCATTGAAGTAGTCGAGCAAGGGCTGCACCGTCTGCACACCGGGATTTCCTCGATCCTCGTAAGCGATCTTCCGAGGAAGCGTTTTGGCAATGCCTGCTGCTAACGCTACGGCCTCCCAGCGGCTCGGCCCAACCTCCCGCAAGCGACGCTTCAAAAAGTCGATGATGGGTTCCATGGGTCACGATCATAATCCCATTCGTGGGATTGCCACAATCCCGTGCACGGGAGTCGCGAATTGCAACACTCCCTCCATGGGAATCAAAGAAGTTCTGTCGGAAAATCTGAGGGCGCTGATGGCGTCCAGACCAGCGCTCGACACGCTACCCAAGATCACGGCCAAGACCTTCGGAAGGCTCAGCAATGGCAAGCTAGACCGAATCAGGCGCGCGGCTGTGGCGACCGACATTGATTCCGTCGAACAACTGGCCGAAGCGTTTGGCTTGGAGGCGTGGCAGTTGCTGAAGCAGCCTCTGGGGAATGCCTCACCGGAGGAGAAACCTCCTGTCGCCCAGCTCGAGAGCGCAAGAGGAAAGAGGTGGCCGTTCCCATCCATAGATCCGGTGAAAGTAGGAAATCTCTCAGCGGCCGATGCCGAAGATCTCGAACGTGCTTGGCTGCGAATAGCCAGGAACCTCGAAATTGATATCGAAGTGGATAAGCCGGGAAAAAGAGTGAATGCCTGACGGGCCCCGCGTCGATCTACGTACTAGGAAAGACGCATCCGGCTCGTTCTCGCTCATCCATCGGCTGGGTGAGAGGCATATGCGTACGAAGCTCGTCCTATTGGTGTGTACGGACGGAAGCAGAGCCGACGGCGGGCGCGATGCCAGACACCTGTGGCCACGCACGAAGGCGGAAATGAGTCGATGCATGAAGAGATGCGGACAGCGGACACGACCGAATCCGTCCGAATAACCCTTCACCTCCATCTAGATCCCATGGACGGGATTGATTAATCCCATTCACGGGATTAGAGTCTCTCCGCGCTGCAGCCCCTTCTGCAGCAAAGGAGATGCAAGTGCAACAAGCATGCGCCGCCCAGCCGGCACAAACCACCAGCCCCACCTGCGAAATATGGATTCGCACCGTTGGGTCGCGCCGCCAGGCCTTCGCCCGGCCAATCCAGCCTCTCGGCCAGCGCACGCGCAACTGGCACGGCATGCAGGTCGCACACGCCGAAAAGGCGCTCCGAACCGGCAAGCTGACCGTAGGCGAGTTCGCCGGCTCGGCCGTCGTCGCACGCGCCCCATCCGCTGAAGACGAGCACCCGGCCGCCGCGGCGTTCCGCGAGAACGCGCAGCTACTGAATCGCGACATCGACACCCTCAACGCTGCCGCGCGGGGCGCGTAATGAGCATGCTCAAGACCTTCGCGATGCTCGCCGTGCCCGTGCTGCTGCCGGTCGTTTTCGCCGCGATGATCGCCTTCGGGTGGAGCACGCCATGACCATCGTCGTGCTCAAGCCCCAGCGCTTGCTCCGTGCGCCGCAGCAACTGCCCACAGGCCCCGTCGGCGGCCTCACCGATCCGCGCTTCCGCTACGTGCGCCGGCTCGAAACGGATATCGCCAAGACGTTCCGCCGCGTGCGCGCCGAAATGGCACGAGGAGAGCGCCTGTGAACACTGCCGATCGCGGCGCGCGCGGCCCGCGCGACAACACGCCCGAACACCTCGAAGCCATGCAGCACGTCACACGCGAGTGCAGCGACACGGACCGCGCGCTGCGCCCCCTGCCACCTCTCACGCCCGACGAAGCGGAAGAACTGCTTATGGAGCAACTCCGCTCGCGAACGCCACCCCTTTCCCCCTGGATGATCGGCGCCGTCTGGGCCGTGATCCTTGGGAGCGCTGTTGCACTGGCCATCGCCCCCGCTTCTTTCCTGAGGTTCTGACCATGCCGACGCTCACCTCTGGCAGATTCTTCGTGGGCCGTCAGGCCGCCACGACGCAAGTCGAGCAAGACGGAACCTTCTCGCTCACGCTGCGCGTCGTCGACAACCAGGGCCTGCATGCCAACGAGCCCTATCTCGTGCGCTGGCGCGGGCCCGAGGCGCAGGCCTGGTGGACCGCAAACGGTCCCCTCAGGGCAGGCGCCGCGCTGCAGCTTGAGCTGCTGAATCCGAGAGCCCAGCTCGGCCCGCGCGTACCCGAGATCCATGCGCAGGTGTCGGCCTGCCGTCTGCTGCCACCCCGCGCTGCGGCCGCACAGCAGCAGCCCGCCGCGCAAGCCTCCTGACACCATGCCTTTCCCCATCGTCTCCATCGACACCGTGAAGAAAGCCGCCCATGCGGCAGCAGAGCGCGGCGAATCACTCAACGAGTCCTGCCCATGGCCCTTCTACAGCGATGCCGGCCGCCAGTTCAAGCAGTTCTTCATCCTCCGCAAGGCCACGCTGCAAGCGCTGGCCGCAGAAAGCCTCTCATGAGTTTTATGGTCACCGCCACCGGCATCGAGTACCACTTCACCGGACCCGACTCGGTCACCGACCAGGGCCGCCACTTCCGCATCGAAGACATCGCGCACCACCTGGCGCAGCTCAACCGCTTCACCGGCGCCTGCAAGCGCCCGTACAGCGTGGCAGAGCACAGCCTGCTTTGCAGCGAGATCGCGCAGCGCGGCAAGGCATCGGCGCACGTGCAGCTCGCCGCTCTGATGCACGACGCACACGAGGCCTACACCGCCGACCTCAGCAGCCCGGCGAAGCGCGCAGTGAACCAACGCAGCGTCGCCGCAGGCGGCACCAACGCATGGACCGTGTTCGAGACCGAGCACGAGAAGGCCTTACGCCTGCATTTCCGCATCTCCACGGTGTTCACCTCGTATCGCTTGCTCCTGCGGAGCATTGACCTGCGCGCGCTGGCCACTGAGCGGCGCGACCTGACGGCTTGGCGCGACCTGACCCACAGCGGGTGGGAAGTCCTCGGCGACGGCGAGCCGCTGGCTCACGACCGTCACGAGCCGCTCGACTGGGTTTCGCTGGACACACCGGAGCGCGAGGCGATGACTTGGAAGGACTGGCGCCAGGCCTTTCTCGATCGCTTCGCGCAGCTCATGCTAAGCATGCAGGCCAACCGCAGGGGCTACGTGCAGCTACAGCCCGCCGCCAAGTGTGACGGAAAGCTGCCGCAGTACGTCGCCGCGGCCGCGCCCATGCCGTTCGTCAACGTGAAGCCATGAACCAAGCCAGTCAACGGTGCGGCATGAACTCACGGCGCAGCAGGTCGTTCACGCGCGTCTGCCAGCCCGCGCCGGTACTGCGCAGCGCCTCGAGCACGTCCGGGTCAACGCGCACGGTAACGGGTACTTTGGTGCTGGCCGCGGTGCTGCCCGCCGGCCGGCCGCGCGGGCGGCGCTGGGCCATCAGCTTGGCCACGACTTCGGTGCCCAACACTTCCGCCGCTGGCCGTGCCCTCTTGAAGGCCCCGTCTGTGACCTCTGGTGCGTCCCGGTCGGCCGCGATACCCGCGTTGATCTTCGCGTCCTCAGCGGCGGTAGGCATGCGGACCTTCCGGCCCGACTTAGCTGTGATCGACATATCGCTTCACCTCTCGACTGTTTGCCCTGCGCAGGCTGATAAGGCGCACCGTGGTGTCGCGCAGGTTGAACACCATCACATGCAGACGCTCGCCAATCAGGCCGACCGCTGTGAGCCGCGCTTCGGCGTAGGCCTTGCGCGAATCCACCGCCACAAGCGCCGACTCCCATTCGAAGTCCTCAGCTGCCGAGAACCAAACGCCGTGCTTAGCGACGTTGACGGCGAGCTTGGCGGGATCGAAGGAGTAGCGCATTCATTTAATTGTACATACGATCAAATAGAAGGCAATGATTATTTTGAATGTACAGATATGTATGGAATCGCGAGTAAGTTCCACAAAGATGACGGTCGCATCGATCGCTTACGCAGCGCACTGCCCAGCGCGGCCATCGATGGAGAAGCCATGGTGCGCTCCGCTGGAGGCCGCGTGGTCGACATCAGCCCGCCGGAGGGCATCGCAGTATGAAGACCCTGTTCCTGCTCATGGCGCAGTACGACGCACGATCAGTCATCCCCCTGGAATGGGTGCAGCGCGACTACTTCACACACCTTGATGTCAAGAAGCTGGCGGCAAAGTGCACGACGGGAGAGATCCGATTGCCCTTAGTCAGGACAGACCCAAGCAGCCAGAAATCGCAGAAGGCGGTGGGCCTCTTAGACCTCGCTGAATACCTCGACGGCCGCCAGCAGGCGGCACGCAAGGAGCTAGATCAGCTTCGTCCGAAATGACAAACCGCCCGCACTATGCGGGCTGTCCTAGCCATCCAGGCCTGCGAAGGCCCAAAACTCAGAGGCGACGACAGGCAGCAGTCGGCCAGAAGGGGTCGTTCGGCGCCGGCGGGCGGACGACCGCCTCTGGCTGGATCCGGTCGCTCAACGCACTCTGTCGAGCTCCGGCATTTCGACCCGTTGTTGCCGGTCTGATCCACCACTAAAAAAGTTGGTATGGTTTGCCGTTACCGGGCGGTCGGTCGTGATGACAGGCAGATTTCCTGAAGCGGATACCGAGGCGCTAAGCAGCCGATGCATTCGCGTCCAGGAGACCAGCGGAAACGCTACTTCGCAAGATGTCACTCATTCCACGGGCCATATTTCCAAGTATTTCGACGCGAAATCGTGCTCGCGTTATGGCGACGTACAGACGTTGATGTGCTGCATAGTTGAGAAAGTTTTGGCTGGGCTCGAACTCGAGCCCTGATCCATTTGGAGGGACCCTTCCTCCATCAACCCCTACAAGCACCACCCCTGCGAACTCCAATCCGCCTACAAATTCAGGCGCAGTAAGGACGAAACGTCCAGAATTCTTAGCACGCGTCACAGCGTCGAGGTCTCCTCGACTTTTGACGACCTCAATCGGCTTGCGATTTGCTTTTGCAAATTCTTGGCAGCGGGCAAAGAGGTCATCGCCAAAAACAATGACTGCAACGTCAGCCTTAAGGACTCCCATTTCTCGAGCAAGCACATCCGCCCGATCAAATGCGCCTTCTAACATTGCGTCATCTGACGCGAAGCTGAGGTATGCAGGCGTCCGCGACTTGCGCTCCTCTTCCGCAGTGAACGCGCTAACTGACGCCGTAAGTGGATTGTGGAAGTTGGTAAATAGCGTCGCACCACTCGACGTCACTGAAAATGCAAGATCGACAATCTCTGGCGAACACCGGAAGACCGAACGTATACGGGTGGGGTCTGATTGGCCAAGAGTGCCGGATGGATCGAAGGCGGCTTCAAACGACAAGTCTGTCCAGCCACGATCTCCCAGAGCCTGAGAGCGGTCCACAGAGTAAGCGATTGGCTGCTGCAGCTCACTCTTTGTAAGCCGATGAAAGACTGACAACTCGTTCAAATTGAACAAGTGAGTCTCGTCGATGAAAATAGAACTAAATCCTTCCCGTGCCCTCCGTCGACGCCAAATTGGCGTATTTAGTTGAGAGATCGCGCTAAGCACAACGTCATCGGTGTCGAACTGAGCAGCAGCCTCTAATTCGCCCTGATACTTCTGATACATCAGAAATGAAAATGTCTTATCGCCATCATTCTCAACGGGGAATCCAATTTTGAGTCGGTCCAACTTCTTGTACTTATTCAAGTCTTGATCGGCGCGACCCTTAATCTGAACGCTAATCTCGTGCTGGAGCATCTCAGCAATTGCCCATTTTTCTGTTTCCGTCAAGAACTTTCGGAACGATTCCGAGAGAAACGGCAAGTGAGATTCATATTCGTCGCGCAGCGCATTTTCCACGCCCTCGATAGCGTATAACCTCTGTATTAGCTTCGACTCGTAAGCATCGCGGTCCACCAATTCCGAGTCCGAGATCTCGCGTTTTAGCAGATGTGCGCATAGCCCCTGAAGTGTCGTAACTTTGATTGACTGCGGTTTGGCCAGCACCTCAAAATCCGCATTTATGAAATCCTCGCCGCCATTCATGGCGAAAAGGTTCTCAATAGTGCGTCGTGTCGGTTCGCTATGAGCAATGAATAGTAGCTGATGTGGGATGTGTGCCGTCGATGCGTCTTTCAGCGTTTTTAATGCTTTGAGGACAAGACAGAGTGTTTTTCCCGTACCAGCTGGCCCCTCGATTCGATGAGGCACCGTTAGGGAAGAATTCACAAACGCTAGTTGTGAGTTAGTGAGTACACTAATCCACCCTTCCAAGCCGGCCTCGACCAAGCGAGGCTTATTGGCTCCTCGCAGTTCAGTAACGGCGAGTGAAGTAGAACCGTTGCCGGTCAAATTAACTAAATCTTGTAGTTGCTGCGCGGCAAGGGCATAGCCCTCACTGCGGTTCTCCCAGGCCTTTCTGAAGTTCGTCAGACGCGGCTCCTCGGCCACCCCGATGCCTTCGTTGTCAGAAAACTTGTATAGCAACAGAGCTTTTTTCGTATCGCGCGAAACTCTCCGTTTTGCATCGGGATTTCGGTCGATACAGACTCGAAGAGCTGTCTGCATGCCAATTGGGTACGGGAAGACAATGCCTTTATTGTTCGTAAGAATTCGCTCGTTAACGCTTGGCTTCAGCCCGCCCCAACACTTTGTAGCGAAGCGAAAAGTCTTTTGAATCGAAAGAAGTAGGCCGCTGTCGTCGAGTTGGAAGAGGTCTTTAGCCTCCTCCAGGTCGATGACTATATAGTTTTGTACACCCTTTTCCGGTGTCAGCACAAAGACTCCATCTGCCGCTGAAGTCGCAACGCAGCGGAAGGTGAGTCGTGCCTTGGGCGTTGTGCCTCGCAATACCGAGATGAGCAGTTTCCCCAATTCGAACTCGGGTGACTGAAAAACCCGCTCTGAAATTATTTCGGAGCAAGCTCCTTCGTCAAAGTACAAAAATTTCAT